ATTATTATCAAGTGTCACTTCGTAAAAAGAATTACTTTCAGGAGCAAAATTGCATATGAACAGATAATCATCAAAAGGGAAACCTATGTAATCATGAAAAAATGACTGCGGAGAAATTCTATCTTTACATTGAAATATGGCAGGTACATCTATCTCAGTAGGAGGTTCTCCCAATAAATGAACTAACATCCTTTTTACAGTATTTATGATAATATTTTTCATATTATCTTTTTCACTTGCAGAAGGTTTCTTCTTTAAATGAAGAGCATACAATTTCAACATATTGCTGATTGAAATATTTAAGTCAATTAAGCTCTTATGATGAAATGGATCAGGCATAGCTCCATATGGAATCAGACCATATTTTAGAATCAGATTCCTTGCCATGTTCCATTGCCCTCGATCTGTCATTAAATGGTTCAAAATATATCTCATTCTCTGCTCATCGTCAATATTAGATTCAATCAAAGAAAGAAGCCACTTCGTTCGTTCTATTTTGTCATAAAATAACAGATAGCTTTTTGAGAAGGTAGTTTCTTCTGTTATCTCGATTTTCTTTATATTTTTTAAATATAAAGAAATGCAAAGCAATGCCGATGACAACCAACAAGTCCCAGTTTTTCCCTGTGAGTAAAGTGTCCTTTTATCTGGAACCAATGATGCCTCGAACTTAGAATGATTCATAGATAATAATATTGCTAATTCATCATTACTGCATTTTCTTAATGCTTCATAAAAAAATTTTTCATTCATTTATACAAATCATCCTCCTCTTCTATAAAGTAAGAATAATCATCATTTTTCCACATTTTTTCAAAAGTTATCGCAAAATATTGAAATAATAACGGATCAGTTTGTTTAAATACATAAAAACACGGTCTATCTTTATTATCATCAATCATTGGCGAATATATATCAACTTTCACATAATCCAGTGATTCATCATCAAATTTCATGATAAACAGTGCAAAAGGAAGCGAACATCTCGTCAATTTAATTTCAAAATTTTGAATTGAAAACGCCTTTTTTATCTTTTTTAATCGTAGTACGGTTTCAAATGGTAATTCTTTTTTCTTACATCTTAGATGAGGAATATTGATTTGATATTTTGCTGCATCTTCAAAATACCCATATCTATATTCACTTAAAATCAATTCAAAGTTAAAACCAGAATTATTATTAGCACATTCACTCAAGGTGTTTATAATGTTTTGCTAAATATTTGAAGTAATTTTATTATCTCCAAACAAACTTATTCCATCAAAACAACATACTTGTATTTCCTTAGCTGCCCGAATTCTATTTGATATAACATTAATATTCTCATCAAATTTTTTTCTGAAATCAATACATATATTTGGCGTAATACGGAACTGCATGTTCAATTTTGTTATAAGAGCTTGATTTTTTTCTGAAGAAACGTCAGGAAGTGAGTGGTTTGGTGAAATAATATAATAAAGCAATTTTGCCAATACATCCTTAACTTCTGATGTCTCTAACTCATAAAGCAATGTCTCTTTAACTTTTTCAGGTACTTTTTTTCCTCTCTTCAACATTAATGTGCCTTCTTTCAACACATATCTCAAATCTTTCTTGACCAAATCACATTCCATAGTATCGCAGCTACCCGCTTTAACATTAAAATAAATATCTTTTTCTATATCATAAGAACATAATCTGCTATAAAAGTAAGAATATGATATATCGGGTTCAAAAAAAGGAGTATTCCCAAATCCTTGTGTGGCAAAATTATAATAATTTCCATGCCTATTATTTTTAATATTCTCAATCTTTTTATTAAATTCACTCGGTGTATATGCCCTAGTTACTTCTGTGTCTAAAGCAATAAAAGGAAAGAAATATGCAGCAAATAATAATGGTTTAGAATAATAGTGAAAATAATCCATAGAAAATAATTTTGTTAACAAATATTCCGAATGAATGCCTTTCCCTTTCATCTTTTTCTCCTTTAGTCAATGTAATAAATTCATTTCTCAAGCAGGAAACAATGTAAAATTGTTGTCAACTTTCGCCATCAAAAAATATTTATGTTTTTTGTGATTTCAAATAACTATATTGTACGTTCTATAAGCAATTTTAATAAGGGCTTTATAATGTATCTATTTCTTACACAAGGTGTTCTAACAGTGTTGCTCAAATTTCGATTATACAAGCAACCACCTAAACATATTGGGAGATAGGCACATTCTTTACATGCCTCTAAAGCATATCTGAAATTGCTATATTTGCAAGTATTCGTCATGCTTAGAGTGTTAAAATCCTGAACACAAGCGTGGACATCACCATTGGGAGCAATTACAAGTGTATTTGGTCTGGTTGCAAAACATCCTTTGTATCTCGGTTGTGGAAACATATCCTTTAGATCAGTTTTATATTTAGACGTGAGCAACGATTTAAAAACGTCATAAAATAACTCTTCTTTTTCAGAATCCTTTATATAACTTTCAGGCATACTATGTTCAGGAGGAAATAAAAATGTTGGAAACAAGTGCAATTTTTCAAATTGAAATAATACAGACAATTTCTGTAGAATATCTGGAAAACTAGCTTTGTTTAAATGATCGAGATGAATTCTTAGATTTACATAGACACCAGCAGATAGTAGTTCATATATTCCACTGAAGGTTTTTTGGAAAGCACTTTCTCCATTTAAAGTTACATTTTTCCTGTAATTATGTTCTTTTTCAGTTCCATCAATAGTAATATGTGCCACTGATAAATGCCATTCTTGTATAAGATGTGCTATAATTTCCTTTGATAACAGCGTACCATTAGTGGTTATAGAAGAACTCCAACGATTAATTAGTTTTCCACGGGCTCTTAGCGTAGAAACAATTTTGTCAATTTGATTTACACAAAGTAATGGTTCCCCACCATACCAATCCAGTACACACTCTGCATTATCACCAAGATGCTGACTTAAATAATTAATAATTTTGTCGAGAATGGCATCATTAACTGTCAGCTTACAATATTCCTCTTCATAGCAATAAAAGCATTTTGCATTGCATACTGTTGTAGGAATGATAGTAAAAAAATCAGGTTTTTCTTTATCAGAAATTTTAATCTTTGAAATATAACGATTATATTCTTGCGTGCCAATCGGTACAAGAAATCCATTTTCAACTAGGCATAACTTTTCTTTAGTAGGAAGATTTATGATTGTATCTGAATCCATAAGTACAACAGCACCAGTAGCAGAATTAAAAATAGCCAATTTACCATTTTTGCTTATTGAGATATTATAGACCGATTCTTCATACTGTGTTCTTTCCAACCAAATGGCTTTATCTGTACTTTCACGAACAAGTTGCACGCTCACACCTTCTTTCTTGTTACAACAAGTCCATGATTGGAAGCACCCAACATTGATCGAATCCTACATGTCTTAAAATGATATTTTATCCAGAGTGAAAACTGGTTTTCTGTCATTTGATTAACCATATTCTGAAATGCGATACTTTGACCATCAGTAGCTAAATGATCTACTATTTCCAAATTATGCCGTGAAAGGAGAGCTTCAATTTCTATCGGATCATGATAATAATTATCAGTCCAAAAACAGTATGGACTATCCGCTTCGATTTTGTGATCGTTCACTATTTTTTCAATCAATTCCAATGACATTCGTTCCATGTTACCTCTGACAGCACAAGGAAACACAGAATATGGGCTTATATAAGAAAACAGGAGAACACCACCTGATTTTGCGAGCCGTTTACATTCAATTATGCATTTTTCTTGTTCTGCAGAAGTAAGAAGATGGTAAAGTGGACCCAAGCATAATACCATATCATAACTGTTGGATGGGTATGCTGATAAATCAAGTACATTTCCAACACAAGCCTCAATATTTGCATTACTTCGTGCTATAAGCTCTTTAAGGCGATTAATGTGGTCTGGTACAAGATCTATCGCAGTTGTCTTTATCCCAAATTTGTCAAGGTATAATGCATAAATTCCAACACCACAGCCAACGTCTATGCAATTTTTACTTTTGTGACAATAAGTGCTCAGAACATTTATTGTTGTCAGATATTCAACTCTTCTTGCAAGTGTGCTTTGAAGTCGATTTTCCTCATCAATTTCTTGATATGATTCAATTAAATTCATGCTGTATCAGCCACTTTCTATCATAATTTTGCAATTACACATAATACATCACTAGTAGACATGTATTTTTCACCAGTACAGGAGCCATAATACGAAAATTTTGAAAAACCAGCTAATTGTAGCTCTCGTTCTATCTTAGAAATACTGAACAACTCAATCCATGAATTCCATATTTCTATAGTATCATCGACTACACCAGCTTGAATTAGGACAAGGTCATTTCGGTAACGAGTAAAGGCGTTAAGTTCCAAATATGGGCTAGGTTTCCAAAAACCATTTTTCTCAATATACTCCCAGTCTGTACAATTTTCCCTTCCCTCATAGTGATTTGCAGTAAATAATTCAAGTATCACACATCCGTCAGGCTTCAGCATACCCTTAACCTTCCTAAGTAAACCGACTCTATCTTCAATTGGATAAAAAGAGTAAATGGCATACAGAAGAAGAACCATATCATACTTCTGTTGTGATTGCAGCCGCCATTTTCGAAAATCACAAACTTGATAACATGTGTTATGCGATGATGTATTATGTGATTTTGCATATGCAATTTGATATGGCGAAATGTCCAATCCAACGTAGGTTCTAATCATTGTACCTAGACGATTACCATACAATCCAGGACCACAACCAATATCTAGAATATCGGCATCAGCTGCACAATGTTCTGTGATCCACAAGATAGAAGCATCCATCGTTACCCTTTTTCGACTACCGGAATCAATTGTTTCATCAAGATGCTTTTTCAAAACATTATCAGCAATATAAGCATCAGACCATAGCGTAAGCGTACCTAACTGAAATGGCAAAGGTCGACGTAATAATTTCAAATTATAATGCATTGATTTCATCAGCTGCACGCATAATAAGTTCCTTAACAGCACCTTTCACAAAAGTGCAAGCATGTCCTTTTCCATATGTCATAGCACGATATTTGCATCCTCCCTGACATAGAGGTAATAGGTTGCATTCCTTACACTCATCATCATGCAGATATGGATCAGAAAATAATGAAGCTATTTTTCCGTCTTCACGGCCATCGAAAACATTACCGCTTGCGTAGGCTTCATGTCCTAGTAATCTATGGCAATCAAAAATATTCCCTGATGAGTCAATCGTAAGCGAAGACTTACAGCCGCCATAACAACTTGTAGGAATAGGTGTTAAATAATATTTTTTTAAAATTGCTTCATATTGTGAGGATAATTTCATTCTCGAATCATAATTTCCAAAGCTACAGAATCCTCTTTCAGCATCAAGAAGTTGAATTAGTGGATGCTTGTCAATTGTTTCGAATTTCTCTGTAATTGACGGAATATCAACAGAATCAATAGGCGCTAAGTATACAAAGAAATTTTTATTACTACCGAATCTTTTTCTAAGATAATTAGCAGTTTCAATTGCCTTCTCATTTTCAAGAGGATTAAAATTGATTCTAATTCTGATATTGATACCACTATCCAAACAGCGTTGAATATTACTCATAACAAGACCGAAAGGATCTTGATTTAGTCCCATATAGTCTTTGATACGGTTATACTCCTCGAATAATGCATCAATGGTTACCTGAATTATCTTAACATTCCATTCCTTTGTAGCTCTCTTTACGATTTCTTCATTTAAGAGAGAGCCATTGGTGATAATTTTTGAATCAAAAGACACCTCGTTGTCATGTAATTTATTTACTATCAACGAAATTGTATCTGGCTCCAGTAGGGGCTCGCCTCCAAACCACTGAATGACAAGATTATCCTTATCGTGGTTTGCGATAATATAATCAGCTACTGCTTCTGCCGTTTCTTTACGCATGCGTTTTTGTAGAGTGCCCTTTTCAAAACAATAATAGCAGCGAGCATTGCAGCCAGTTGTAGGACAGACGATATAGTATGTAGGAGCAGTTTTGTTTGATTCTAGAGTTTTACATCGAAGCAATTCTAAATACGCCAATTCATCATAATCGTCATCAATTAGAAAACCCATATTATATAAAGCAGCACTTTCTTTTGGATAACCAGCATAATTTGATTCTTCAAAAATCGATTTATAAATGTTTTCCTCTAATTCAACCAGAGAGGTTGAAAAAGTAGAGTATATCAAAATTGTACCAGGCTCTTTGCCAGCTTGTGATACAATGAATCTTGATTTTTTCATGTTAAATAACCCCTAAAATAAAATATACTGCACCAGTGTGCGTATGGCAACCGGTGCAGTACGATTGTGTCTCTTCTGCAAAAGCGTAAGAGATTAGCCATCACTACAACGGCAAAGGCAGCTGCTTGCAGTTTCATTTGCAACGAACTTCTCAGCAGCAGATACCTCGAGTTTCTTCGCAGCATCTTCAGCAGAAATGTTTCTGATAACCTTCATATTTTCACCTCCTTGTGATATATTAGACTATTGTGATATGCTTTTAGCATAAAGTCTGCTACCAGAATATACAATAACAAGAATATCTTTTCTCTTGCTTGAATCCCATCTACAAATTAAGTAACCTGTATTAATCTTACACATTTTCATCATCACTTTCAAGTATTTTTGCATATTTAACACAAAAAGCGACAAAATTAAAATAAATTTCAAGCTTATACAGAGTTACCTTTTCGATAATGTCCGTATTTTGCGAAGCTCACCATATCCTAAATATTCAGTTGTCAAGATGCTGAATTTTCAAAAATAGAATCGCAATCTCTTCATATACTCCTTTTTCTGTTCAAAAGAAGAATGAACATATCGGTTCAATGTGATCTCTACACTGCTATGTCCTAAGATCTCACTTAATGTTTTTATATCAAATCCCAATTTGACGCATGTTGAAGCAAAAATGTGACGAAGTGCATGAAAGTGAACTGACGGCAATTTTGCGTTTTTCAAAATCCTGCTGAATCGATATTGCATTGTTCTTGGTTCAATCGGTTTTTCAAAGCCAGAAAGTAAGTAATCATCAGGATTTCCTTTGAATTGATATAAAAAGCTCATTATACAATCGGGAATCGGGATTTTTCGTTTTGATGAATCACTTTTCGGGTCAGTAATGATCAGTTTTGTTCTCTTTTCTCCACCTTTGCATTGAATTCGCTGTATGGTTTTTCTGACGGTCAAAATACGTTTTTCAAAATCGATATCTTTCCACTGTAAAGCACAGAGTTCTCCGATACGAATACCAGTTGAATAAGAAAGTGCTGTTCCAAGTGTTCCAAGATTTTGATTTTTATTGATATATTCTTGAAGTTTACTTTGTTCGGAACTATCCAAAAGCTGAATCTCAGTATTTTTTCTTTTTGGGAGAACCAGACCTTCCATAGGATTGAAGATATGATATGTCTTGACTGAGTATTTAAAGATTCCTTTTATTAAAATGATAATGTCTGATATGTATCTGTCTGACAATCTATCTTTCCGTTTTTGGTCGATAAAGTTATAGATATCCTTTTGAGTGATGGAATCTATCAATTTTTCTCCAAAAGAAGGTAAAATATGCTTTTCTGCTTTCATTCTGTAGTTTGATGCAGTTGATTCTTTTATATGATACTTGACCGTATTGAACCATTCATAAAAAATAGTATCTAATGTTTTGTAGCAAGACTGATAATTCTGTTCGCTTTGACGGATCATATTTATTCTTGAAATAACATCTTCTTTATTTCTTGAAATAATGTATTGAAATTTTCGTTTACCATTCTTCTTTTTTCCGCGAGGAATTCGTCCTTCCCATCGGCCATCTTTTCTGCAATATAGATTCATTTTGCCTCTCCTTGTGTAAATTCAACAAAATATAACATATTTTTTCGTCGTCTTAAGTCTAAAAATGACTATTTTTGTATTGACAAATCGAAAAAACTGTGATATAATGTAGTATATCAAATCAAATATGATATGTCCATTTCGCAAAATACGGACTTTTGCGAAATGTTCAAAGGTAATACAGGACTCTCAGCCATATCGCTATATCAGCGGTGTGGCTTTTTGCTACTTTATGCCTTGCATATCAGTATCACATATTACTCAATTTTAAAGTAGAAATCAAGATATAAAAGCACCAGATATAGAGCAAAAAGCACTCTGATATCTGGTGATATTACGGGAATATTTTAGATAAAAGCCGTTGATCCATGCTGTAACGGAAACTGTCCGTCAGGCAAAGTCTTTCATTTGACCAATATGAATATATGCAGAAAAGCCAAAACGAAAATAGAGCGTCAGAATGCCTAAAAAATCTATTTTGACTTCCTTCTAATCAGCCGCAGCTCAACACTCCACCTCCGTCCCATCCACAAACTGAAAAATCATTCTGCCGTCATGAAATACTGTCACTTTCTCTACAGTCGCACGCCAGATATCATCATCGAATCGTGTCAAGGTTTCTTCCGTATTTTCAAGCGTTTTGATAAATGAGGACATGATTTCAATGTGATTTTTCTGTTCAATCAGCAATTGCTTTTCTTGATTGATTGCTTTTGTTTTCCTTTGATACTGTTTCTCTAAATTGCTATACTGAATACTGTACTCCTCTTGATTCTGAACTTCTGAAGCATTTTTCTGAATATGCTCTCTTATACGCTGACTAATATCGTTGAGTTCCATTAACAACTGTTCAATTTTAGAATCATGAGCAGATGTATCAGCCAGTTCTTCCATAAGCATATGGCAAGTTTCAAGTACAACGTCCTTTTTCTGAAAGAACTCAGCAAATGCTGTGATAAATCTCAGCTTGATTTCATCCTCATATAAGTGTGGTGTAGAGCAGAGGTGTTCACCTTTGAATTTGTTATTACACTGCCAGATTACTCTGCGGTATTTGCTTGTGGAATGCCACACTTTAGAACCGAAAAAGCTGCCACAATCACCGCATACCAATTTTGCCGAAAAAATCGTGTTACCGCTGTATTTTCTTCCAAGCTTCTTTCGCCTTGAGATCTCTGCCTGAACTTCTTCAAATTCTTCCGGACTGATTATGGCAGTATGTGACTCCTCGATGTAGTATTGTGGAACTTCTCCCTCATTGACCTTTGTCTTTTTGGTAAGGAAATCCACAGTAAATTTCTTTTGCAGCAATGCAGAACCCTTATATTTTTCATTTGTTAGTATACTTTCAATTGTTGACGAACTCCACTTTGTTTTCCCACCCGGAGTAGGAATTTTACGAGATGTCAAATCCTTTGCAATTGCATATGTGGTACAACCTGTTATATAGCTTTTGTAGATATAACGTACAATTTCTGCTTCTTCCGGAACTATTTCAGGCAGTCCATCGGCTCCCTTCCGATAGCCAAGGAAATGTTTGTAAGGGAGATTGATTTTTCCCTCAGCAAACCTTCTTCGTTGACCCCATGTAACATTTTCAGAAATGGAGCGAGATTCTTCTTGGGCAAGACTGCTCATTAGCGTAACAAGGAGTTCTCCCTTGCTGTCAAGCGTATAAATATTTTCCTTCTCAAAATAAATCTCTACTCCGATAGCTTTCAATTTTCGGATTGTCGTAAGACTATCAACCGTATTTCTTGCAAATCGGCTTACACTTTTTGTAATGATAAGGTCAATTTTACCCGACAAAGCGTCCTCTATCATCTGACTGAACCCTTCTCTGTGTTTTGTGCTTGTACCACTGATACCTTCGTCAGTATAAACCTTTACAAATTCCCAATCTTCACGTCCTTTGATATAGGAAGTATAATATTCAACCTGTGCTTCATAAGAATTTTGCTGTTCTTCAAAATCAGTAGATACTCTTGCATATCCTGCCACTTTTCTTTTTGCCTTGGAATCAATCTGCATATGTGTCTGCAAATCGATTGTTGATGGAATTTTGGTTATTTTGCGTTCCATTTCAAACTCCTTTCTCTCGCCTGCTGTTTCATTTCATCATTCCAGCTTTCACTTCTGGAAATATGCTCCCAATGTCTCTTCACCTGTTGCCCATCGCAAAATATAAAAATCAGTTCGTTTGGTGCAGGAACAATAATTTGTTTTATTTTTGACTTTACAACTGTTTCATCAAAAGCATCAATATTCAGGACATCACAAATCACTGAAAACAGAATATTTTCAGGTATCTGCTTAGCTGTTGGACAATACTTCTTTCCTTTTCGTACAAACGTTGCACACAGCCATGTCGCTCCCTGCGGATATACCTTTCGCTGATAATTCTTGCCGCAGGCTTTACATTGGATCATACCGGATAAGGGGTATCTTTTTGTACTGCCTTCATGACTATACTGCTGTTCACGTTCAGAAAGTAATTTCTGTACCTGATAAAAAGTTTCCTTATCAATGATTGCTTCATGTGCATTTTCAACCAGATAACGTGGAAGTTCACCATTGTTCTTCGTCTTTATTTTTTCAATGTGATTGTTTCGATAAAACTTCTGCAGCAAAAGATTGCCCATGTATTTTTCATTGGACAATAATTCTTTGATTCTTGGATTTGTCCATGAATTGCCCTGACGAGTAGGTATTCCCATTTCGTTCAATTTCTTGGCGATTGCCGTTTGACCCATGCCCGATAAGTAATCATGAAATATCATACGAACAATTTCAGTCTCAGAAGGTTCAATTTCAAGAACACCTTCTGCATTTCTGCGATATCCAAACATAGTGATACTTCCAATGATTCCTTTTTCAAAGTCCTTACGAGCCCGCCATTTCCTATTTTCACTGGCAGAATAGCTTTCTTCCTGTGCATATGAGGAAAGAATTGTAATCATCAGTTCTCCATCAGGACTAATACTGTGAATATTCTGTTCTTCAAAGTAAACATCTACGTTTATTTCTTTCAATTCTCGGATCGTTTCTAGCAGTATGACAGTATTTCTTGCAAAACGGCTAATTGATTTTGTAATAATAAGGTCAATCTCGCCATTATGACATCGTTTCAGAAGTTCCTGAAACTGATTTCTGTCAGCTTTCGTACCCGTTATTGCTTCATCAGCGTAAACACCACAATAATTCCATCCAGGATGTTTCTGAATCTTACTGCTGTAGTAGCTTACCTGAGCAGACAATGAGTGCAGCATAGCATCTTTCCCGCTTGATACTCTTGCATATGCCGCCACATTCAACATTTTTGGAGCTTTCGGCAGAAACTCGACTTTTTTAATGATTCTCTCCAAATTCTCACCTCCTCAGTGTCACATATTAACTCTTATGTGGAGGTAAAGTCAAGGGAATATCCCGATAAATACTACACAAAGATATGCCGTATTGTTTGGCAATTTTGCTTTCACACTTTCTGAATTGATCTTCTGATATCAGCCCGTCAATCATAAATTTTCTAAAAATAGAAACTGAAACCATATACGCAGATATATTCTGAATCGTCTTACTTTTCATCATCAGACCTCCCACAGTAACAAAGAAATGAACAATATTTCCTGTTCTTGCTTTTATAGGCATAGAATTTCTTTCCGCAGCCTGCACACGTTATTGGAATCATCGCATCTGTTTTGGTATTACTTTTTCGCCAATATGCCATGCGGCACTGATCAGAACAAAATTTCTTTTGTTTCTTATGAGGTTGATGAACAAGAATCGATCCGCAAACAGGGCAGTAGCTTTCATCTTTGCTTCTTCTGAGATAAGATTTGATCGTATTTCTGGAAATCTCTAATTCACAAGATATTTCTGTAAGGCTTTTTCCTGCGTTTTTCAGCTGATATATTCTCTGCTTTTGTTCATTTGTCATATATTACACCCTTCCATATAGATAGTAAGAAAAACTCCTCACTATACATAGGACAGTAATCATGATTTTGAGTACAAAAAAATCCCCACGAAATATGAAAAAAATCATACTTCGTGGGGAAGGGGTCAGATCAGCTGATTCACTTTTTTCTGCACTTCGTTATAGTCGTAACCTGCATCAGTCAGACGTTTTTTTCGTTCCGCACCATTTGACCATTTACCCTGAATGACTTCACGGGCAACTTCATCAACGGACTTCTTTGCAGGATATACCTGCTTGCCATTGCTGTCAAAAACAGCATATCCCGCCTTGCAGGCTTTCTTGGCATTTTCGAGAGAAGAAAAAGCCCCAATCTGCGACTTAGCATCAGGCCATGACTTTCTTACTCGATAAAACTGTTTTGTTGCAGGTGCAAGGGTTGTCGGGATAGAACCTGAATTGAGATAAGACTGCACCTTCGCTTTGAAAGCTGCCCAATGAGGTAGAATATACGCAGGACACATCTTGTAAGGATTTCTTGCAGTATTAAGGTAGTCCACGCTGCCGGACTTTCCGTCACGGACATTCAGCCAATGCGTGTGAGTGTAAAGGTGATTGATGTCAAGACCATACTTCTTCAGAAGTGCTGCGGCAAGTCTTGCACAGTTGTCCTCGGATTTCTTATCCTTATCATTGTAGGCAGAACTCATAATGCACTCGATTGCAATGGTTCTTCTGTTGCCGTTACCGCTTCCGTCAGCGGCGTGCCAGCCACTTAAGGATAGAGGCAGATTCTGCCATGCACAAGTATTGTCAACGTAATAATGCACCCTGACATCTTTCATATTGCCATTGACGGTTGCTCTTGTATACTGTTCCGCAGGTGTCGTTCCGCTTGCTACAGAAATCCAGTCGGTATTGTGGACTGTTACACCGATAACTTTGCCCTCCATTGAAACAGAGGGCATATCAATATGATTAGGGTTATGCTTGGTGAGTAAATACTCGTTGATTTTCACTCCATTCAGAGTAGTTGATGTATCAGGTCTTAAAATAGCCATTTATTCGTCCTCCTTTTCATCCTCAGCTCTGCCTACTTTCGTTTGCAGAACATCAATTGCTTTTTTGAATGCGGGCGGGAAAGGAATTCCCATAAGTGTCGTATTCTCGATAATGGAGAGCAGTTCGTTCAGACAAAAGCTGATGCAGACTGCATCTCTGATGTAATTTGTACCGATGAGAATATCAATTCTCACGCCCACAATTACCATAAGAAGAATACAAAACTTTTTCGCAAGTCCAACCCAGCCTGCCGTGCTGTTGAGTGTACCGCTTTCGCTGTGTTTGGATTTTCCCATTGCTGCAGTCACGATTCCCGTTACAAAATCAATGCCCATAAAAACAACGAGTGTCGCAAGAGCAGAATCCCAGCCACCGAGAAGCGTTGCGATAAATCCGCCGACAATGCCTGCGATAAGGCAAATGGTATCTTTCATAAAATCACTCCTTCATAAATTTAACAGACTTCACCATCGGATGTGAATTATCCGATGTGCCTTTAAAGGCAAGATAATATTCTCCATCCGATATGTTTTCAAGTGACTGTATAACAGAAATAAAATCATTGGAATAAAGCCATTGAAACGATAATTGCAAGGCATTTTCCGCCTTGATTTCCTCATAAATATGCTGAGCCAGTTCTGCTCCTGTTTTATCTGTCTTTTTCACAAGATAGAATGTTGCATTTTCTGATGCACCAACCAGATAGCTTAAAAGCAGATGCATATCTGCTGAGATTGCAATTGGTGTCAGGAAAATCACAAATACCGTTCCAGCCCAGCTGAAATCGTTCTGATTGAAATACAGGGCATAGTCATTTTCGGCAGAGCAGAAATGCGGATAACTCTCCGCAAAACCTGCAAGAGAACGATAACCATCGTTGTAATAGGTGTAAACGCTGTCACCATATTTTTGCAAAGTATCAGAACCGCCTTCAAATACAGAAATATAACTGATGCCGGAGATGCTTTCAATTTGTTTTTGCAGCTCTGCAATATCTGTTTTTGTTGCATACACCGACATATCAGGTGTTATTCCGTCTTTGCCGTCAGTACCTTTCAGACTTTGTAACCAGTCATCTTCAGTACCTGTAAAGCCGTGTTCCACAGCGATGATGTAAGCAGATTTTCCATCAGAACCACTGATACCGTCCGTTCCATTCTTTCCGTCTACACCATTTTTACCATTTGTTCCATCACGTCCGGGAAGTCCGTCAGCCCCGTCTTTTCCAGGCAAGCCATCTTTGCCGTCCGTCCCTCTGAGGCTTTCCAACCATTCCATTTCAGTGCCAACAAAACCGTGTTCTACGGCAATCTCAAAGGCTGATTTGCCATCAAGTCCCTTAGATGCAGACTGTATTTTTTGAAGCAGCTGCTGATATAGGTCAGGTGTGGGAGGAACATTGCTGTTTTCTCCATCAAATCCCGATGGTCTGATGTGCAGTGTTTTGACAACAGTCGTTGCCCTGACGGTTTCAGAAGATGCCGCATCATAGCCAAAAAGTGACATCTTTACAGTTCCTGCAAGCAATTCTGACGGCAGAAAACAGCTTGTTTCTTCAGTCCCAAGAACTCGGTTGTAAGTGCTTTCGTCTTGTGTGAACTGCACTACCTTATGCAGCGGTTTCCAGCTGTTATCAAATGCAAAATGCACCTTTACAAATGCGATCTGATCTGCCGCAATGATCTCATGTTCCAGCGTTTCAATGTTTTGTCCCTTTACAAGAAATTTGATCATAACTTCACCTCTTTCCAAGTTTTTGTACCTGCAACATATTCCATATATCCGTCAAGACACTGAATTTTTGCAAGCGGAGATTCAATATCAACTGCACGGCTGTCCCAGTTTGTATTTTTCTTCACAGCGTTCCAGTCTGCAAGAGAACCCTCATAGGTAATTTGATTCAGGGATTCACAGTAATTGAAACAGCCACCCACAATTTCCTTGACATTTCTGGTAAGGGTAAGATTTTTCAGTTTTGTGCATCGTACAAACATTCTGTCACTGATGACTTTGCCGCCGTATCGCACCGTTTCAAGATACTGACACTCGCTGAACGCCATTGCACCTACGGTTGCCACAGAGGGCGGAACGGTTACGGACTTGATTGCAGTTCCTGCAAATGCATTCACGCCAAGTTCAGTAACACGTTCCGGAATCTTCAGTTCTGTTAAACCATTAAGCCTCTGATGATAAATGTAACCGTCAATATGCGGCAGAAATGCAGACTTTTTGATTGCTGTAAGTGTAGTCGGAAGTGATACTGTTTTTAAGTTATCACAATACTGAAAAAGTCGTTCACCAATGCCTGTCACACCCTCTGAAACAATAACCGACTTGATATTTGCATTGTTTTGCAATGGTGACGGATTGCTGTCAGTAGAATAATCGAACGTTGCTCCTGTGCCTTTGAGGAGCAGTCTGCCGTCCGAATAAAGCACAAAATTTACATTCTGACCGCACTTGCCAATAGAAACCACATCGCCCGTCATCTCGTCAATTTTCAACGTTAATTCGTTTATTTTTGTTGTCAATTGACTAACTGTGATGTTATAATCTTTTATCTGCGTCTGAATTTCAGAAAGCTGTGAAAGCATATCTGTGACCTTGCATTTGCCAAGAATACAGCGGACATATCCACAGAAATTATTGTTCTCCCTGTAGTCTGTAATGCTGAGTTCTGATGTGCCTGCATCAAGTCTGATAATGCAAAGGGTAAGATATTTCTTGTAATCTGTGTTCTGAAATCTCGGTATTGCAGGATTGGAGGCAGGTGTTCCTGCGAGAATTTCAAAGCTGACATTGCGGACGTTTTCAGAAGTGTTGCAACAGATACCGATCGTCATATATCTTGGCAGAGATTCGTCCACATAGCGGGATAAATCATAGGTGTATGCCGTATCCGAAATGAAATAATGCCCCTGAATCCATGCCTTTCCGCTGCCGATCGTCAGCTTCAACTTATTTGCAGTCAGCTTGAAACACTGCCCGAAATTATCCTGAATCCCGTCACAGATAATACTGCCAAGATAGTCATTGAAATTTTCTGCAGTATACGTTCTGTCAAGATTTTTAGAATTGAAAAATCCGAATGAAAATGCCATGTTAAGCCTCCTTAAATGTTGGTGTTAAATTTCTGCCGTTGCGGTCGAAACTCTCGATCATGCCGACAAGCTGTATTTTATTCTGTCTGATGCCAAACCTGTTATGTTCTACAGTAACAAAATCCCCAACAAAATAGTCCACACCGTATTGAAACTGTGTGGACTGCACTGCAATCTGTGATTCTGATTTTGTTTTTGTGGTTACAAGATTCTGCTTTCCTTTCTCTTTCAGAAGTTCCGAATATTCGGCGTCAGGAAGTGGTTTTGTTTCGCCATTTTCCTGTTCTTCATCTGAGATGTCTTTTGCATCAACATACACCTCATAGCGATCAAGAGAAGAAGGTTCTGAACCCTCAAAATATGTGGTTCTTTTGCGTTTTTCACCTTCGCCTTTTCCTAAAACATAGGCGTAATTCTTTTTAACAGAAGTATCCGTGAAATAAGTGAAAGACAGCAAATTATTGTACCTGTCAGAAAAAATAATGTGCGGATTTACTTCCTGTAAAATGCTTCTATCAATACCTTGTGAAAGTTCAAAAATCATTTCATACTGTTCATTATCTATTTTGGAAAGCCTGATATTTGCAGTTCCGCCGATTTTTTCGCAAATGGTGTACACCCACTCCATCAGATTATCATAGCTGACCTGCAATTTGGTTTTAGTATTCCAGCAAGTGCCTGACGAACAGCCGACAATAAGTCCCGGAATCTTTCTGATACCCGATGTACAAGCATTATACTGCACCACATTCATCACAATCTGAGAATATGAAACAAGTTTTGTAAAGTTGAATGTGGGATAGATGATTCTCCGTTCAAGTAAGCACATCAGAAATCTGCCTTTGATAATGAGATAATCTCCATCTTCGGCATCGGTCTCAAGTTCCACAGATTCAATCAGTCCAAAATGTTCCTTGTCGTCATCACGGCCAACAATTCTGCCTGTCTGAAAAATCTCGATATTTCGGGGAGATGCAGCAATGTACACTTCAAAAGCACCACATTTGTAATATTCAATATCCCATAAAAGCGAAGAAAAGCTGTCGCAAACAGCCTCAAGAGATATGGAAATATTCTCTCCAACAGGAATCATATTGTAAATTTCAATCTGCATTTTCACACTCCTAAGTACGCATTTCGGTGTATCAAACGAACTTTGAGGTTATTTAAACCATCTGATGCACGGACATAGAATTTATTTTCACCCGTTTTCAGATTCAGCCAGGTTGACCCTGAAACAAGGCGGTTGATGATGTTGGTCACAACGCCCTCACGCTCCAGAAGAACAGTTTTGTTGCCCGTTTTTGTAGTTATGGTGATAACATCGCCCTTTTGAATATCGCCTGAAATTTGCATATATTCGTCCGTCAGAGCGTTGTAAATGGTCGGATTTTTTGCAGGTCCACCGCTGATTTCAAGGGTGAATCCGACCTCATCACCGCTGTTGTTGATGGTCATCATATCCTGCGTATTGTAGATACCAATCGGAAATGGTTCATCATTATCAGGACAGACAAAATGAAATGCACCTCTGACACGGGAATATTCCGCAATTTGCGTTTCAGTGGAGTACCAATAAATATCGGGGCAGAGAATGGAAATTTGCCCATTGGTCAGTTTTTCAAAGTTCTCCACCTCGCAGGTTTCCACAATACCCTCAGCATACACAGAAATACTTTTTGTGGAGTAGTATATCTTGATGTATCGTGACGGCTTGACCACACGATATAGTTCGTGCCTGCGGAGTTCCACATCAAACCCACGCATTTCAAAAAGAATGACCACGTTTCGCTTTTCGATGAAGGCATTGTTGAGGTAACTGCCGTTCATTCCTGCATAACTTGAGGTGCTGACTGTTCCAGTCGGTGGGTTCAGCCCTTTGATTTTGGAGAACATATATCGGTTTGCTGTTTTGGACAGGTCAATTTTTTGACCTGTTTCGTTTTCGAGAATTAAAGTGTAGAACAAAATTTCACCTGCTTTTCATTGACTTTGGGTATATGGGTGTGGTATAATATATTCAAAAATTTCAACAAATAAATTGAAAGGAATAGCACCATAATGAGAAAAATAGTAATTGCTCTTTTGTCATTTCTTATGCTTATATCATCGATAGCTTGTAGTAACAATTTGAATTCATCTCAAAGTAATGAATCAGTATCAGAGAGTGTTCAGAATTCTGAAAAAATACAGCTTACGAACAAGATGACACCAATGGAGTCAGAGAAAGTGAGCAAACATGAACTGACACTTCTTGATTCTATTACTGAATCACAGACAGAATCTGCTGAAACGTCCGAACATAATGTGAGTGTAGAATATTACACGGCAGATGAGCTGCGTGAAACTCTTGAAAACAACCGCGGTAATATGACAGAAGAGGAATATGAACAGAGCCTAGAACAACTGAAAAACGGCAATGAAAAACTGCCATTAAAGTATATTCTAGTAGATGGATTTTTGCTGCTGTACCCTGTTCCGAATAGTGACCCTAATTATGATGGTGGCAAAATTGAGTTTAGATTCCATAATGAGGACGAAGGAATACAGGAAAATAAATCTTTTGCTAATTTTGAGGAGTATTTAGATTGGATTCGAGAAGATGAGAAACAATATGGTTTTTCAGATGAAGAAATTGAAAATGATATTATTCGTATAAAGGCTGCCGATGCAGCATTACAAACAGGAGAATATGAAACACTTCCGGCAGGAACAGTTGATGTTTCAGACCAGTCACTATATGCTGAAAATCATGAGGATACAGATTACAGAAATGTATGGGAATATGACAGGGATGCAGTGGAGAAAATAAAAGATTCCATTGATGAAATCAATATTTATGATGAGGAACTGGATGTTGAATTTCTGGTTCATGTCACATTGCCGCCAAACTATGATGACAATAAAACATATCCTGTATTTTTTCTGACAGATGGGGTATGGCGGTTTGGAAACTGCACTGAATTGAGAGGCATTATGGAAAATGGTGAAGCAGCTCCGGTTATCCTTGTCAGCCTGGGGTATAATTACAGCATTGACGGAACAGATAATGATAATCGCATTGCCTATTTTATTCAAAAAGGAGATATGCTGCTTGATTTTATCACAGACAATTTGATGCCGTATCTTGGAGAAAATTATTCCATTGACTATGCGAATTCAACACTGTATGGTCATTCCAACGGTGGTGTTTTTGCACATACTGCATTATTCAAATCCGATTTATATGAAAACCAGCCATTTGGAAATTACATCATTGGAAGTCCGGCATTTTGGAATTTGTATCATGAAGAACTGGGAGTAAATCCTGAAGACTATATCAATGACTATGGATATTTTGACAGAAATGATGTGCTTTGCAAAAAAGTCTTTTTATGTGGCGGGAAGTTAGAGGATTCTGATTACAGCGAATACTATAATGGTCATGATACGACGTTAGAAGGACTGGAAAAATTGACTCAACGCCTGGAATCTCATGATGCAGATGTCACTTATCAGTTATATGACACACATCATTATCAATATATTCCGGATATGTTGGCAGAATACTTAAAACAAGTATATCCGATAAATTAAAATTGACATTTTAACGCCTATAACTTACCAAAACTGCGATGAATCGCTCCTTTTTACATCTCCACCGCATTCCTCGTCTGCCTATAAATCTCTAACCGTGACAGTGATTTCGGACTATTGTTGGTCTGATTTACTGTACGGCTGTTGTCGTTATTGTAGTAGTTGTTGACCACAGAACTTTCAGTCCCGCCGTTCATGATAGCACCTGTCATTCCGTCAAGGTTGTAGTTGAGATCAGAATTGAGCGTTACTCTCATCGTATCTGCAACACCTGAAACTGCCTTTGCTACGACCTTTTTGCTTTTGTTAATGCCGTCCGCCAAGCCGTTCATGAAGTCGGGCATCCAGCTTTCAAAGTCCGTCAGCGGGCCTACATCAGGAACAGAAAAGTGCAGATAACTGCGGATCGTATCGGCAATGTTTGATACGCTGTCGGCAAGACTGCCGATCATACTTCGCAAGCCGTCAATGATGTTGGAAACAATATCCCGTCCCCAGTTCCACGCATCTGATGCAAGCCCTTTGACATAGTTCACCGCATTGTCAAATCCGCCTTTAATCGTGGAGTAAATGCCGCTGATAACATTTGAAACAGATGATTTCACGTTATTCCAGATGCTCGTTACCGTAGAATGAATGGTATTCATCACCGATGAAATTGTGAAAGAAATACTGTTCCAGACGGAAGATACAGTATTTCGGATAGCGTTTACCACGCTTGAAACTGCACCGCTAATGGCATTCCACACACTCGAAATAATAGAATGAATCGTGTTCATCACACCGGAAATAAAACCTGAAATTGCAGTCCAGACAGTAGAAATCACGCTTGAAATGGTGCTTAATGTCGTTGAAATCGTGGTATAAATAGCATTCCAGATTGTTTCAAAGAACGTTTTAATCCCCTCAAGCAACGGCGTAAGAAAGGCAACAATCGCATTCCATATAGTCTGTATCTTTTCCGAGATCCAATCCATCACGTTGCTGATAATGATATGAATTGCCTGAAAAATGGTTTCAAACAGATATTTAAACGCTTCCAAAAGCGGAGAAATAAAGTTGTAAATCGCATTCCAGATACTTGAGATCGTGTCGTAAATGGTGATGCAGACAGTTGAAATGACTGTCCAAATTGCATTGAAAATGGTGGAAAAGAAGTCGTGGATACCGGTCAGGATTCCTGCAAAAAAGTCGTAGACAGAGGTAAAAATCGTAACCGCTGTAGTATAGATCGCAGTTGCTATTGTGATAAAGAATGTGGAAATCGCATTCCAGATGTTTGTGAAGAAATCAGCGACAGACTGAAACGCAGAACAGATGCTGTCCCAGATGTCGACAAAGAAGTCTTTGATGCTTGTCCAGACCTCATTCCACGAAGTTCCGAACCAACCAAGAAATACATCTGCCACGCCACGGAGAACATTCAGAATGTTGCTGAACTTGTTAACGACAAAATCCCAGATAGCAGTAAAAATGCCCTTGATGCCATTCCAGCACTGTTCCCAGTTGCCTGAAAACAAGCCGATAAATACATCAAGAACGCTTAAAATGCTATCTGTCACAAAAGTGAAAATATTTGAAATATGCTGAAAAACGCCCTCGAATACAGGTGCAAGCACACTGCATAAGCCGTTCCACAGGGATTTCAGCATATCGCCGAAACTTTGAAAGTGAAAGCCTAATGCATTCACCCTGTCAACGATTCCGGATGTCAGGCGTTCAAACGTGGATTTTATCTGTTCCCAGATGGAAAGAATGCTGTTTTTAAAGTCTTCGTTGGTGTTCCAGAGATGCACAAAAGCAGCGACCAGCACAGCAATTACTGCAACAACCGCAACGACAGGAGCGGAAATACT